GTTGATTCTCAATATTTTGCAATGCCGTTCCAATGACTTGCTGCTGAAACGGATTGATGTATTGCTGAATGCCATTGCCTCAACAACGCCCTGGCGCGATCCGCCAAAGGCGCGTGCGCGTGTTGCGGCTGCGGCGTTTTGCAGTTGTTGCTGCGCTCGTTGATTCTCAATATTTTGCAATGCCGTTCCAATGACTTGCTGCTGAAACGGATTGATGTATTGCTGAATGTTGCCGGCAATACTTGTCGGTTGCAGTGCCAACGCCGTTGCGTAATCAACGGTCTGCGTGCCTGGCCCCATAGCCCCGGCGGATGCAAGTTGCTGCAAGCCCAGTTGCGTTGCCGCCGTGGGCGCGGCTATTCTTGCGCCGCCATAAGGCGTGTATTCCTGGGCGGCTAGTTGCTTAGAAAACTCATAGTTCTCTAGCGCCGCCTGTTTGAATGCCGGGTCAAGTTCAACACGCGTTGTCTGACCGCCGCCGCTTTTACTCATGATTCAACTCCTTGGACATGACAGTCCATTTCTCTTCATAACCTTCGTCCGCCAAAAACGTACGCAGCCAACCACGTCTTCCGGCAAGTGTCACACGATTGCATCCGATTGATTGCGCCCATCTCTCAAGGATTGGACGCATACGCGAGAGTTCTTCTAAGTCCCCGCCAGCAAGAAAATAGTGCATCCCTTTGGCTTGTGGGTAACTCTGAATCTCAGTGATGACAGCGGATTGTCGACCAGGCCAAAACTGCATTTCATTGGCGTCAACGGCTCGCTTTATGTCCTCAATGGTATGTGTTCCGCCAGTGAAAGACAATGCCGCTTCAATAAATGGCCGGCATCGATCCCAATGGCTTAAATCGTGTGCGTTCACTTGTACGCCAATAAGTTTTCGCCAGCCACTAACGGCAGAGTTCCTGATAGCAATCCTTGCACATAAGGCAATGATGCACCTTGGTTTAAGGTGGAAAGGATTGAGCCTGTGACTTGTGGCGATAAATTAGACTTTTGCGCCTCAGTGCGTAAATCGTTGAATGTTGTACCCGTATTGAGCAACCCTTGACCTGTGGCGGCCAACTGTTGCGCCGTTGGCGCACCTTGAGGCATGGCGTAAAAGGATGCGGGCAATGTCACTTGATTGGCGGCAACGCGTGGTGCAAGCAATCCAGCCGTTGGTGTGCCGCCATAGGATGCCGCATAAAAAGCATCCATGTAATTTTGAATCTGCTGACCCGTTGGGCCTTTGATGTTTGTGAGCAACCCTTGCTCTGGTCCGTATCCGTATTGCAACTGCGCCTGCGGAACAACGGCTTTGCCATAAGTTGCCGGCGGTAACGCTTGGTTTGCCTTATAAAAAGCATAGTCAGGCGTTGACATGAGGTAAGTTGTCAAGGCATCTGTTGACGTGAATGGCGTTGTGCCTTGCTGATAACCCCTGAAGTTTGCCAACTCCGTGGCGTTCGGTACGCGCCCAAACACGCTTTGAAAAACGGCTGATGCTTGCACGTCATTGATCGGTACGCCAGGTGCAGACGTAGGTGCTGGCGTCCCTGTTGGGGCTGGCGTTGTAGTTGGTGCTACGGTTGTAGTTGTTGTCGTTCCGGTCGATGGTTTTCCAAGGACTTGGCTTTGCATCGACAAAAGCGAATTTACATAAGTCTGGTATTCCGGCGTGTTTCGCAAATAGTTGTAAAACGATGTTTCGCTTGACAGAACAGGATTGTTTGCCGCAATAGCGGCGTTAAAGTTTGACAACTCGTTTTGACTTGGTTGTCTACCGAAAAGGCCATAAAAAACTTCCGCCGCCTGCGAGATAGAAATAGGTTTTGCAGCATCAAGCAATCCGGTTGATGGGCTTGACGTTGGAGCAGGCGTAGTGGTTGGAGCAGGTGTAGTGGTTGGAGCAGGCGTGGTAGTTGGAGCCGGTGTTGCGACTGGCAATGTCGCCGCATAGATTTGATAATCTGGTGTGCTTTTTAGGTAATTTTCTAAAGCACTCTGCGAAACAAGCGCAGGATTGTTAGCCGCCAAAGCAAGTTGGAAGTTAGATACTTCACTAGCATTTGGCGGCCTGCCAAATACGCTTTGGAAAACTTCACTGGCTTGCGCTAAGGTAATCATAATTCCCTCACATCGTTGTGGCGCTCAACGCGCCAACATTGGAAACGGTTAGGTAGTAACGCGTTCCATTGGGCGAACGAATGACAAGTTTTTCATCTTGCCCAAGTTCAATGTCAGCGTTCTTCTTACGGTTCAGCGCGTCAGCCAGCTCGAGCGCACGACGCAGCGTCAACTCGGCCACTTGATCGTAATCGGGCGTAGGGCGCGGCAGTTTCATCGACCACTTCCCGCTTTGGCGTTAAAACGAAAGATGCCTACCCGCCAATCCGTATTGTTGTTGCTGTTCAGGCGCACTTTTAGTTGCCTGCCTTGCAAGCGAATTGACGTTGGGTTAGCAAGTGAGTAAGGGCCATGCGTCGTTTCAGCGCTTGTTGGATAAAGTTTTGTCTTAAAAGTGACAGTTACATCCCCAAGCGTTGAGTCATCAGGAATGAGTTGATCAGCTACAAGCAAGTTATCACCCATTCCAATTTGATAAGGACCGCTTTCTGCATAAGGTGTTGAACCGTCATAGTTCCAGCCAATTTCATGCTCATAAACGTAGCCTGTTGGCGTACACATAATTGGATAAGGAAAAACGGCTTGTCCCGTTCCAATGGTGCGAGCCATACTTCCTAACGTCCAATGATTTTCGCGGTAATTCCAAACAACGTAGGAATCATTTTCAGTATTAGCAACAGACGGATAGAACCACCAGATTTCAGAGAATTTGCTATTGTGTACCGCAGAAACTTTAGAGATTTGGCCGCGATTGATGTTGTTAAACACATAGTCAGATACATCGCTTGGCAATGGTTTGGTGTAACCATCAAAAATCCAAAAGCCTGATTGACCCATCCAAGCGGCAAAGGTATCTGCCGCCGCGATGCCGATTGCGCTCACGGCACCGCAACCCGTTCCAACGCGCTCAAACCCGTACACATATGGCGGCCCTTGATACTGTGCAAAGTGAGCATCAACATCAGTAAGGATCAAGACGCCACCGCGCACGCGGCGGGCGCAAATGATGGAGCCAGGCGTTGAAAGCGTAAAGTCACCCGCTTGATTGTTGGCGGCTGGCGTCCAAACCGTATTGTTTTCTTGGTCAGACCATTGCACTTTTCGCGGATCGCCGCCAGCGCCAAGGGCAAACAGAAAACGCTCTTCAGAGACAATCAAACCCTTGCAACTCGTTGGCGCGTTTGTGATGGCAACGGCTTTGGTTGGCGTTGTAAAGTCAAGTTGCCACTCATACAACTTGCCATCGTAATCCGAGCACGCCACAAGATACTGGCCCCAATTGTCCATCGACCATGTTGTGGCGGGCTGAATAGCTAGCGTCGAACGAAATGAGCGAGCCGTTCCATAACCTTCTTGGCCGTAATCTCTGCCGCCATAAGATAAATTGATTGTTGCATCAGTGCGCCCTGCGCTGAAACTTGTTGGCGTAATGTCGGCCTGATCACCATCACCCTGGTAAGCGTAAAGTTTTGATGCTGACCCAACGGCAAGCCAAATGTTTGCCGAATTATCTTTCCACGCATACATGCCTCGTGGCACGCCGCTCGTGGCATTTGTTGACCATTGCTGCCAACCGCCCATTGGGCGAAGCGTTCCCTCGAACCATCTAACAAGGTTGGCGTCATACCATCGACCCGCCGCTTGATACTCGGTGCCGTTTCGGTAAACGCCTGGAGGAAGTTTGATAGGGACGAGTGGCATGTCAGTTGCTCATGTAAAGGGCCATTTCATCGCGGCGGCGTTTGACCAGGCCCGGCAACTCTTTCCCTGCCGCTTTAGTCCACATCTTAAACGCAACTGCTGCGCCCGTATAGTCGCCACGATTATGGCGCATCCTCAATGTGCTGCGTTGAAGGTTTCCTAGCCCCACATTGAACGAAAAGCTGACGAGTGCATCAAGGCGAGGCTGAGTAAGACCAACAGGACATAGTCGTGATACGCCAGCCTCAAAGCGTTGTAAGTCCTTTGTAAGTATGTCGTCAATTTCCGCCATCGATAACGTGCGATCCCAACCCGGTGGGATGGGTAAGGCTTTACGCTCTTCAACTTTGACGTTGATGTGCGATGGGTCAATGACATGGCCCACACCCACGGTCCAAAGCAACGCCGGGCAACGATAAGGCCGCGCACGCACACCTTCGTGATGCTTGATCATTTGGAGGGCAAGCGGACTGATCATTTCGCAAAGGCTCGTGACCCAAAGTGAAAGGCCACAATCGCGGCCCAAATTTGCTGCGTATCGTCATCCCATAGCTGATCAAGCATCAAATCGAATGGCACATTGGTTGTCCACGCGTACCAGAATCCGCCAATCTCAACGAATACCAACAACATGAACATGCCATAGGTCAACACAGGACGCACTAACGCTCTGGCGTTCTTGACCCACTGGCTTGTTCCTTCGCCAATTGCAATGTCATGCGCATACAGCGCTTTCATCTCTTCGGCTTGCGTTTGCATCGCCACTTGTTCAGTGTGAATCTCTTCAATGCGTTGCTGCGCAAGCAATCCCATGGCGGCTAACTCACGCTCACGCTCATTTTGCATACGGGCAAGTTCCAGCTCGTGCGCCTTGTCCTTGGAATCCTGCCAAAGATCAAGCAACTTGGGCACGCCACCGGCTAAGAATGACAAGAGCGTTGATAAAAGCGTCATCATGCTAGGCCGATCCTTGGCACTTTTCGTTCAACTCGTTCACCTTTTCCCATAGTGCTGTGATCTGCTTGTCGTAATTCTTTTCGAGGTAGTCAAGGCGTACTTTGATCGTTACTGCATAAGCTGCAATTGCAACCACTGCTGCACCCAAGTACCACAGTTTGCCGATTGCGTCGGTGATTGCTTCCATGGAGGCGTATGGCTTGCTGAATGCTTATTTCAACTTCAGCGCTAAATTCAAAAGCAGAATGATGATGGTGCCCGCCGTGGTCATAAGGATCATCTCCAATCTTTTGAGCCTGGCGTTGATTTGCGAATAGCGTTCGTCGCACACTGCTTCGTGAACTTCAATGCGTTTTAAGGCTTCGGAGTCGGCTGAAGTCATACATCACCTTTATTGCTCGTCTTTCGGAATTTGCGCCTCAGCCTGCTCCTTGATTTTCACAATCAAAGGCCACACGCCAGTCTTTGCCGGCAGATCGCCAAGCACGTTCAAAATAAATTGGATTTCGTTTTGGTCGAGGTTTAGGTTCATAGCCAGGGCAATGGTGGTTTAGTGATTGGTGGGTTCTTGCTTGTTTCGATTTGAGCTAGCACAGCAGCTTCCGTACCCGCTTTGTCAATACCGTTAGCCCATAGCCAACCAAGTACATATTCCTTGGTCAGTTGGTCGTAGGGGATGAAGTTGCCTTCAGGTGCTGGCAGGCTGTGCGTTGAATAGACATGCCCGTAATGCTCGCCATCGGAGTGTGAGCATTGCCAGTGTACGGTCATCACGATATTCGTTAAATCACCGTCTTGGGGTTTGCACTCTAGCTGAGAGATGTTCCAGTTCATGGTTGGGTTCCTTCTAGTTGAGCGAATTTGCCGTGATAAAGAGATCGTGCTTCTAATGCAACCAATCATGCTAGTTCAAGGTCTTTGACATAAATATTTACTTTGGTCTTGCCATTTTTCACCACCCTAACAAGCCATGCCTTGCTTTTCTTATGCCAAGAAACATTAGGGTATCCCGATGTATTGTTTGCCAAAGCACCACTATTGCATTGGTTCTCACTACGGTTTGCGGCTCTCAAGTTTTCAATCCTGTTGTCAGCCCTGTCGCCGTTAATGTGGTCAACTTCCTGCGGCGTATATCCATGATGCAGCATAAATATCAAGCGATGCGCTTTTTGTGGCTTGCCTTGCCATGTAATGTGACGATAGCCGGTCTTGTGGATTGAACCAGCAGGCTTGCTCAACAGATACTGTTTGTTTGGATGACTTACGCTTTTCCAGTACAAGCATCCATCACGGTACTCAAAGCAGTCTGTAATGGTTTGTTGCGTAATCATACATTTGTCGCAATAATGTTCCAGTACCCCCCATCACACCACAACTGCACCCATTTTCCTGCTGTGGCGGGAAGAATGTCAGTTGTTGGTGTTCCATCTGTAATTTTAGTAACATTGCTTGAAGCAGAAACAACTTTTTGCGCACTTTGAACAACAATGTTCAAAAGACGGCCTGTGTTATTTGCTGGTGTTGGCAAGGTTAAAGTGCAAGTGCCTGACAGTGAGTAGCAAACTATGTAGTAAGCCGTATCGTTAACGCTTCCGCTTTGTGCAAACGCTTGCGATGTTGTTAAAGCAAATTGGCCTGCTACTTTTAACCCGCCATTGCCAGAATTTTCTGATGTGGTTCCTACAAGAAAATTTCTGTTTGCAGTTAGAGTAAGCGCCTGCGTGAAGGATGTAATAGCGGTGTTTGCTGTGCCGGAGGGGGCGGTGAACCATTTATGCACCCCAAACTCGCTACTATATCGGCTTGCCCCAAGGGTTGCTGAATATTTCCAAGTTCCAGCGGCAGATTCGTAGGCATTTGATGAAAGTGCCGTAGAACCATTACTGTCTAATGCAAGAGAAGCATACGTCCCCAACTGAATTGCTTTATCGCCACTTACCCACGCACTCGGAGTCACCCCAAGGCCGAGGTTGCCGGAGGAGTCGAGGCGGAGGCGTTCAGTACCACCTGTGCTCCAAGCAAGCGTATCCGCAGCCGGAGACCAAAATCCTGTATTGGTATCGCTAGCCGGCGTGATGCCTGGAAGTGCATCCGTTCCTGCGTAAAATCTTGTGGCGCCAGTCAACGTAATCGTGTCTGTGGTTGCATCGCCAAGGGTTGTGTTGCCATTAGCCGTTAGCGTGGATGACAAAACAACAGCACCGCTAAACGTAACGTTGCTGGATGCGCTTAAGGTGGTAAATGAACCCGCAGCCGCCAATGACTGACCAATGGTGACGCTATTGATCGTCCCCGATCCCGTTAGGTTTCCGCCAAGCGTAAGCGTCTTTCCGCTGCCCACGTTCATGGAAACGCTTGTGCCGTTCGATGCAAAGATTGCATCAATCGTGTCAAGGTTCGTGTTAAGTTTGTTGCCCCATGTGTCGGTGGATGCACCAACTTCGGGTTTGGTCAAACTAAGGTTGGTTGTCGTGGTATCAGCCATTTAAGCCGCCTCTCGATAAGGTGACACTTGAGGTGTCCAAGTTGTTCCTGAAACTGTTTGCGTGGTCCATGATTCGCTGGTAACCACTTGTGGCGTCCATGTGTCGCTTGGGTCGGGTATCGGTGACCATTTCAATGCGCCCGCTGCGCTTACAGCGCTCGTTGCGCCAATAGACACAGACGCCGAAATGGTTGCACCGCCTGATGCAGCAACCGTTGAAACGGCATCAATCGATACGGATGCCACCATGACGATGGTGCCTGCCGCTGCAACGGTTGATTGACCCGCCACAGCAACCGATCCCGCCGCAATGCGTGCACCGCTTGCAGCAACCGTTGATACGCCTTCAATAAGTACAGCACCGCCGCGAATGACGCCAGCGGAAGCGGATACGGTTGACACGGCGTTAATGACTGTCTCGCCATTGCGCCGCACCGATCCTGTTGGCGATACGCTTGACGCAGCATTAATGACAACGGCGCCTTCGACATAACTCTGTACGCCATAATTTGCACGCCCATAGTCATCAGCACCGTAACCAATCATTACGCCAACGTGATGTCAAAATCGCCAGCGCTGAAACGAAACACATCACCCGTTCCAACGGATTTGGATGCGGTAAGCTGACCAACGGCTAGCATATTGCCTGACGTTGATGCGTCATATAACGCCGTATGCGTAACCGTTCCCCACGATCCCGTGGCGGTGGGAAATTCAACGGCCGATGTGTTAGTGGCTGCGTCATTCGTTACCGTAAACGCCATGGACCGACGCAGATAACCGTTGCCCGACACTTCGTTGCTTGAACCTGACTCGCCAGGATCAGCGGTAAAAAGGCCAACGTAAATTGTTGCTGGCGCCGTGTAGGCTGATCCGCCAAACACATGAGCCAATACTTTGTTTTCAAGATAGTCACTGAATGAATTAGCCATGGATTACCCCATTGGTTTAGCGCGAACGCGTGGCGTTGTGCCGCTGTAATTGGCACGTTCTTGCTCTAGTTTCATGGCTTCAATGCCACGCTCATAAGCGGCATTCCAAACGGGAATGCGCGAATCATCTTGAAGGTACGGTGCCGATTGAAGCAGTGCGCCATACAAGTACAAGTCAGGATGCTTTGTGAGCAACCAGTTTGTTGTGTTGTTATCAGACAACGCGGCAATCTTGCCGTAGTACGTCATTTGAACTTGCGTCGTATCCGTTCCTGGAGATGGGACAACCTTGAACGTATCGCCAATAATTGTGTAGTAGCGCGGCGTGCCAGCCGCCGAAAAGTAACGCGTATAAAAGTCATCGCTTTGTTCATCGCTCAAAAACTCCAATTTGGTTGGCGTTGTCGTGAGCAACACAAGATTTTCCATTTGCAGGAAATCGGATGGCAGTTGCGTGTATTCGCTATCGAGTGTGGCGTTGGCACGCACAATCATCTGTCGAACGCGTACGGTTCGATTAAATTCGGCTTCCGCCAACATGATGAAGTCGGCAATGGCAGACGTCAAATCGGACCGATTCAACCAGTCAGCAATCGACGTTTTAAGTTGTGCGTAAGTGCCAAGCGCCATGATCAGGCAGCGTCCTTTTTGCGAAGTTCGGTTTTAAGACCGATTGATGCTCGGTAAGCATCCTCTTGAGGACGGATTGCCCAGGTGTGCTGATGCTTGTATTCCCAGGTTCCAATGTGTCCAATGTGTTTGGACAGGTCATGATCAATATACAACGGAATTGAATTGTCGCGCAATAACTTGCAAAAGTATATGTCTTCGCCCATGTAACCTTTAGCCGCCACATCCCATGGCGTAGCAAACCACGGCATCTCAATGGCGCGAAACACGTTCGTGTCAACCATCATCACGCCAGTGCCCACAGCGTCTACTTGTTCAACGCCCGTGTCATGCTCGCCGGTATAGACAGGCACCTTGCGTTGGGTTTCTGGATCATAGTTCGCCGCCGTTGGCCCCACTGGCATTCGCCTGCGCGGGCAGTTGGCAGCAACAACGAGTAAATCGCGGTCAAGCAATTGCTTGATCGTATCCTGCGGGAAACGCATATCGCTATCGATAAACAACACCACGTCAGCGTTGTTTTCCATGGCGGTCATCACCAATTCTGAACGCTGGCTTACAAGCAACGTCCCCTTGGAAATGTTGACGTTTACTGCGTCGTTCGGATGGTTCGCCACATGGAACGCCACAGCGTTAACAAGGTCAAACGCAAAGTCTGAATGCACTTCGTCCCTTGCCGGGACGCATACACTAATAATTCGTTTCTTATCCATCACACCCTTCCTGGTCGAGTCCTGAAAAATCGGTTATCGGGATCATTGAGCCACTTCTTGAAATCTTTTTCTGTGCGCGTGATGCCCTTACTCACCAAGTCCATGTAGATGTTCATGGGGATGGATGCAACCTGTACGCCAAGACCTTCACCGTTCCACCTGGCGCGTTCGTCAATCGATGCGAACTCTGCCTTGTTGGTCTCAACGATAGGTGTTGCGTCTTGAATCGTTTCAATCACCGCTGTGTCTGTGGCCTCGTCGTAATGCCAAATGCGCGTTAGGCCAAGAAGTGGATCATGCTCGAAAAGTTTTGATTCCATGTGAAAACGGGAGCGTTTCCGCCCCCGTTCCTTGTTGCTGGTTAGGTCGAAAGGTCAGCCGCCAAACCGTGTGCTTTCTCGTTGTAGATGGCAAGGCCATATTCTGCGAGGAGCAAGCGCTTTTCAGCATCGCCCGTTGTTGCAAGCTCGACTTGCTGGAACGGACGAAGGAAATGCACACCGGCATAGTCAGGTGACAGCACAAACGCGTCACGATCACGCTGGAACCTATTAGGGACGATGTTCACTTGGCCGAAGTCTCCGACATATACATCAGCCGCGCCGATTATCTGCGCTTGCTTGCCAGCAGGCACATCACGATAGCGCGTTGCGATGCCGTTGAAGCCAGAAACAACTTGCTTGTTCTTGGCACCAACCATCACAATCGAAGGATCGCCGCCTTGTTCCCACACTTTCTGAAGCACATTCTTGAGAATGGTTTCAGTGAATGCACGTATAGCACCATCAGAACGCGTTGCGTCTGGTAGTGTTGTGTAAGAAGGATCGGCACCGTTCGTACCCTTGTCGGTGTTGGTCTTGATGAACGCGAGCAACGATCCTGTCTTGGGGGCCGTTGTCGAGTTACCAGCGGTTGCTGCCTGGTTAGCCAGCATGATGGTTTCCATATCGCGCTTCAGTTCAGCCGCACGCTTTGCCAACTGATAGGCCAACTCTGATTTGCGGCCTGCTTTGTTGACAGCTTCAACCGTACCGGAGATCACCACAGTCTTACGGCTGATCTGTGTGTAATTGGTCAGTTGAACGGTTGGCGTTACAGCGTCATACGTCGAAATGTCATCACCTTGCAGTTGCGCGTTTGCGGTCGTGTTGTCCGCCAACGTGTCTGTCTGCCACTGGAACAGCGTGTTGCTTGCTGTGCCACGTCCAATGTTGTTCATGAACGGTGTGGTTTCAGGGCTGATGTTGTAAATCTGATTGCTCAAGTCCTCACGGATACCCTTTGCAGAGTAAGTGAGGAAGGTATTTGTTGCGATAGTCATTTGGGTTTCCTTTAGATGAGATGTTCAAACAGTTTGGCAGCGTCACGGACGTTGCCGGTTTTTGCAAGGCGCTGTTTGGCGCGAACTACTTCGCTCGTGGAAACTTTGGCGGACTTAGGATTGCCCGGTGCAATGACTTTGGCCTGCTGTACGGTTGGCGGCTTGGGCTTGATCGTTGCCTGTTTCGCCGTGATCCGGTCGTACAACATTGCTTTACGAAGTAACTTGACAACGCGGTGATCAGCCACGCCCTTCAAATCATCTTCTTGAAAGCCTTCCTTCAAACCAAATTCAATCAAAGCCGCCTTTTCGGATTTGGCCGTATCGGCGTTCTTCCATTCCGGGATAGCCTCCACAAGAAGTTGCGCTTCTTGCTCAAGCCTAGCTTTCATTGATCGTTGCACTTCGGCCTGCTGCAACTGATTCAAGCGTTGGAGTTCGGCTTGTGATGCTGCCAATTTCTCGTTGCGCTGACGTTGCAACTCGGTTTGCCGCACCCATTCGATTGGATCGTCCCTGTATAGACTCTCCATATCAATCGGGTTTTCCTGCTGCTGTTGGATTTGCTGTTGCAAAGCCGTAAGCAATTGAGCGTAAGTTTGCCGCTCTTCACGCACTGCGTTCAGCTCGGCTTCAGCGGCCTTGCGCTGTTCAGCCAATGCTTGCGTTTTGCGTGTGTAGTCAGCCGTTCGCTGGTAGCCGTTGATCAACTCATTGAGTTCAACCTCTTGTTCTTTGCCATCAATCTTGACGGTGAACTTTGGTGGCTCGCTGGATTGCTCTTGCTCTTGAGCGTCTTCGTCTGACTCGCTCGATGCTTCAACGTCTTCGGACCCTTCGCCTTGCTCTTCCGCGTCTGTCTCTACATCGCCAACATCATCGGATTCAGCTTGCGCTTCATCCGTTTGCGCCTTGGCTTCTGTCTGTTCTCCGGGTTCGGCAAACATCAACTCAAAGGCTTTGGCGGCTTCCGCCACCGTCATCCCCGCTGTGCTTTCGCTTTCAACGGTTGCTAAATTCTCACTCATTTATTGCGCTCCATCAAGTTTTGGTCAGTTTCCGTTGGCGATCAGCCGCCATGCGGGTCAACGTACCGCTGGTTATCACGCTTCCAAAGTAGGTCTGAAGACGGTCCATGGACTTGAAGTCATGAAAAATCGCCTCTCGATGCTTGGCATCTTCCGAGTGCGTCCACTCTTCAAACAATGATTCTCTAATCCGCTGCCACGCTTCCTGATAAAGCGTGGAGTTGATAATTCGTTCGGCTTCCTGTGCGCGTCGTATTTTTTCGTCGTTTGTCATTGCATGGGCTGCGCCGCTGTAACGGCTTGTTGGGCTTGGTTAATGGCTTGCATTTGCATCCGTTCACGATCCATTGCTACTTTGGCGTCAATCTCTGCCTGTGTTGCCGCCAAGTTAACTTGATACTTTAACTCCATTTCCTGGCGTTTCAGGATGCCATCTTGCGCTATACGATCACGCTCACGGTCATCAGCGCGGATCATCTTCTCGCGCTCAAGGGCAAGTTCGGCGGCTTTCTTTTGAATGTCGGCCTGAATCGATTGAATCTGCACTTGCGCCAAGGCTTGCGTTGGATCGGGTTGCGGTGGTTGCTGAGGCGGTGCGTAATCCATCGGCAATTGATTGAAGAATTGCGACGAGTCTTTGTATCCCGCCATCTCAACTAACTTGGTAAGCGTATTTGCGTACTGGCCCATGGTCACTAAGGGATTGTTTGGCCCAAGCGTTTGGAGCAACTGTTCTTGCTTGCCGGCAATGGCTTGCAAGAATTGAATCTTTTCATCAATGCCGCCCGTACCAAGGCCAACGTTCACGCTTACGTCCATCGAGGCATCCCAGCCGCGTGGATCAACTTGCACCCACTGATTGCGCAAACGAATGACGCGTGGCTTGTCTTGATGCTGCGTAATCAAACGCAACAAACCTTTGAACAAACGCTTCATGCCGATTTCAGAAAACACGCGAGCGATCAACTCAATGTGTTGCTGCGCGGCTTGAACGGTGGCTTGTACCGCCAACTTGGTTGTTGATTGCAGTGCGTCGGCATTTAG